AATTTCGTTTAATCCATCTATAAATTGGCACTCATTCTACCAGTATGCAGCTAACGCAGGCGGAAAAGGTAGTGGTCCTGAATCAGGTAAAATAGAATGGAAAAACGATAAAGGTATAAAACCTAAGAAGCAAAAAAGTGAAAATTTAGGAGCAATACAAACGATAACAACAAATCGTGCGGCAATATGGGTGCATGGACAAAAATCCCCAACTGAAATAAATAAAAATCAAGTAATAACAAGTCAAGCAATGGCTGCTATTAGCGCCTCTGGTCCGGTTACAGCAGAATTGAAGATACAAGGAACGGTAGAAGAAAGATTTTGGCATCCACAAAGAGCAATAGGCAAGTTTGCTCATATTGTTTTGATAAATCCTTATCATTTAAGAACGGGCAACGGATGTGAATGGTTGGCTCAACCAGTTTGTAATGATATATTTACGTCAAAAAAATGGAGAATTATGGGTGTAGCACATTCTATTAAAGAAGGTTCGTTTGTTACAACCTTGAAAGTGGAGTTACAACCACCATGGGGAGGGGAGAAAGGCTACCCATCAGACTCAGGTTCTAAAGCACTAGAACGTTGGGCACCAGAAATGTAATAATGGCTAAATTAGTAGATACAATTCAAGCGTTGGAAAATAAGATTCGTCTTTTGGAAGCAAGATTCTCTGAGTCGGGGTACGATATAGAAAAAATTGTACACACCAAATTAGGAGATGTTTCAGAGCAACCTAGACAAGAAACATTATTTGGAATGTATACTGCTTTAGTTGTTGATACTATAGACCCGCTTAAACAAAATAGAATAAGATTTTTTACTCCTCTCTTGCACAACCCAAAATCAACAATAAAATCTCTACCATGGGCATACCCGGTTTCATCTATGGGGGGATTTGATGATTCTGGTCTTACTTGGGTTCCTCCGGCTGGTTCTACAGCATGTTTGATATTTGGGGCAGGCAATAGGGCTTCACCTTATTATTTGGGGACAACATGGCATAGAAATAGAGGTCCAGAGGGAGAGCATAACTGGGGATATAACATAAAAGAATATTATGATATCCATGAAGGTCATAGAAAGGGATTTCTTATTGGAGCAAATGATGGTTCTCAAGTGTTGCCTCCGTGGAATACTGAAAATTATAATGGGGTAGATGTAGATTCTATGAGAGATTTTGTAGAAGACCCAGAAGCTCAAAGAAAAATAACATATTCAAATATTTATGGATTTAAAACTCCACAAAAGCACATGTTGAAAATGGTGGATGGGGATTACAAATGTTCTCATAAAAATAAAAGAATGGAATTAATGTCTAGTGGGGGTAATTGGCTTGTGTTTAAAGATGATTTTTTACACTCATTTAATCCAACAACAGATGATGGATGTCCCCCAGACGAACTTGAAACTGAATGCGTAACTGGTGATAGTGCTTCGGCAGGAAGTCCTTATTTCAAAGACAAAAATGAACTTAAACCTTGGACTGGAGTTGGCACACCACAAGCAAACAAAGCCGATTTGCCCCAATCAGGGATACAGTTCCTTACTAGGTCGGGTCACACTTTTGGTATGGATGATTCTGTAGAGGAACCAACAGGTGTTCCAGAATGGGAAACAAGTATAGAAGATTTTGATTTTGGTTGTACAGATAAGTTTACAGGGAAGGCTTTTTGGATAAGTGCTACTGGTCATCGTATTGAGATGAGTGATAAAGAAGAAGCCACGAATGTAAGAGGAGAAGATAACTACATAAAAATACTCAGTGCTTCTGGAAATAAAATAGAATTAAATGACCAAAGTACAGATGAAGAAACGGCAGGGGCTAAAAGAGGGATAACCATTCAGTCTACTAGTAATCATACTATTGAGATGCTGGATGAAGAAAATGTTCAAAGTTCTCCAGCGAGAAAAGAAGGAGGACAACCAGAAGCCAAAGCTAAAAAAGCTTTTGTAAGAATAAGAAGTGGATATGGGTTGGAAATCATGATGAGTGATACAAATACCCAAGAAGAGACCGCCGACCAATATATACAAATTTTTTCTCCTCAAAAAGATAATGCCGAACGTGGCCCGCATCAAATGAGATTTCAAGAAGCAGCAGAGGGTCCGGGTCAGGTATTTCTCAGAGTAGGTGGAGATTATTTTTGTTCTACACATGATGGCCATACAACAATTGTTGGTGATGAAGAAAATAATCCGTCAGATATGTTTGTAAATGTAAGTAATAATACAGTACATAATTCTGCTCAGTTTTATTATAACGTGGCAGATATGCACATGTTGTGGTCCAAACGAGTTATGTTCTTATTAGCTGGAGAGGATTATGACAATGATGGTGAGTTGGGTCCGGGCGTATTCCCTGTATTATGTCAAGCTCCATGGGGAGTTGTGACTAGCGACAGAGTTTTTGTTTCTGCTTCTCAAGATGCAGCTTGTACGTCCATATATAGTTTGATGCCGTTTCATCAGTGTGATAGTGGAGATGCATAATGGAAATATTTGGATTACCATATCCTATACAAAAAGACCCAAGAGGACTCTTATATCCCCAAAGGGGAGTATCACAAATAAGGTCAGATTTATTGGTTTTATTACTTACTAATCCCGGTGAAAGAGTCATGTTACCAGAATTTGGGACTCCGCTGAGAACCTTGATGTTTGAACAAAATGATGGGACTATTGAAACTCAAGCAAGAGAAATGATAATTAATTCAATAAAACTATGGGAACCAAGAATCGTAGTTAGTGCCATAGATGTTTCCTCAGATATTGATGAAAATGATTTAAATGCTCAAGACACCCAAACGCAAAAAGAACATATATTAAGTATAAAAATTATGTTCTTTGACCCTGAAAATATTAAAGAAGTTCAGAAATTAAAATTGAATGTACCATTAGATGCTGGTTTATAGGATAAATAAAATATGCCTACTTTAAATACAATACCGACGCCATACGAAGAATCTGGAATAGTTAAGAAACCTAACGTATTAAGTCTTAATTATACCAATCAAGATTTCTGGTCTATGAAAACTAGATTAGTTCAATTTATTAATGAACGATTTGGACCTGATGGAACAGTTTTGCCAAATACTTTCAATGATTTAGTCGAATCATCTGTTGCGATAATGCAAATAGAAAACTGGGCATTTTTAGCCGATACTCTTTCATTTAAAATAGACCAAATTGTAAACGAAATCTTCATAGACACAGTAACAGAAATAGATAACGCATTTAGATTATCTAAATTAGTAGGCTTCCAACCACAACCACCTATTTCAGCAAGGTCAATGTGGGTTGCCACTATGAATAATCCATTATTGACGGATATTTCAATTAATACTCCAATTGCTGTAGATGTTGTGTCGGATGATGCGGCAATAACAATAGAATTATTCCAAGCAGATATTTTCAGAAATCCATTGTTTGATTCTCCAATCGTAATTCCCGCTGGAAGTGTTACTAATACTAGTATTATAGGATTAGAAGGAAAAACAAGGGTAGATGAATTAGATGGAGATGGCTCAGTAGGTCAAACTTATCAATTAGAAGGATTTCCTGTTATTTATGATTCTGTTCGTGTAACCGTTGATGGGGTATTATGGGAGCAAGTGACTTATTTTACAGATTCTAATCCAAGACGTGAATATAGAATAGAATTTGATTCTAATTGGAATTGCTTTTTGATTTTTGGTAACAATAGGGCTGGTGTTATCCCTTCAGCAAGTTCTCAAATACGAACAACATATAGAATAGGCGGTGGAACAGTTGGCAATATCGTAACTGGATTTGTCCAAACGCAAACACAAGTAACTGTTCCGGGGTTAGGATATGCTGTTCCTATTGATTTGAGAAACTATACAAGAGGAGAATTTGGATATAACGGAGATACTATTGAAGATATAAGACTTAAACTTCCGTTGTGGTTGCGAACGCAAGATAGAGCCGTATCTGGAGAGGATTATAAGATATTAGCAGACCAATTTGTAACCACATATCATGGGCAAATCGGAAAATCTACAGCGGCACTAAGAAATCATGGGTGTTCAGGAAACATAATAGATTTGTATGTTTTAGCAAAAGATGGAACAAATGGTTTACAAGAAGCAGGGAATGAATTAAAAGTAGACCTAAATGAAGAACTTGTTGATAAAAAGATGTTCACTGATTTTGTTTGTATTAAAGATGGAACTATTGTTGAAATAGACATACAAGTTGATGTAACCATGAATAAATTCTACAAGAAGAATGAAGCAGAATTTAGAACACAAATAGAAAATAAAGTTAATGAATTTTTCGAATTAAATAATTGGGAGTATGGAAAAACATTACGAGATACTGATTTAATAAGAAGTCTATCAGATATAAAAGAAATAATGACTATAGACATTAATTTTGTAAAATTATCTGGAGATGATGGGACAACAATAACTACTAGATTCTTTGAAATTATACGTCCAGATGAAACAGACGTGTCATTCATATACTCATAAGGAATGGAGTGAGTAAAAAAATAGACGAAAATCCGACAATTGCCGATGATGTTCTGCTTGAGTTTCAAACTCCAGATGCAGACGGGTGTTTATTAGCCAATCCGTATCGTATTGATACAGTAACCATATACTATATTGAAAGAAATTTTTCAGGTAGTAATTTTGGAAGATTGGTTGAAGAAATTCCTGATGTTGATTTGCAAGCTGATTTGGCCTTAGCTATAGAAATTGCTTGTGATGACCCCACAGAAGCTAATTTGGCAAATGTTACTTTTATTCGAAATGAATTAGAATTAAACACAAACAGAGAAATAACATTTTTTTCTGAAGCCAAGACTGTAAAACAAAACGGAAATAGTACGTCACCAGCATGGCTATCCACCGGAAATGAAGAAGATTATGAGGTAGAATTAGTTTCAGAAGATGCAGATGGTTTTACTCAATATGGTCATTTTCAATTGTTGTGGAATCCTCTTGGAATGAGGGCTGGAAATTATGTTATTCAATGGACATGGACGCCCTTTGCCTCTTCATTAGATGATAAGATATCTAATTATATTTCTTTTTCTTTAGGTGGTTCTACCCAACTAACAACAAGTATTCCTACGCACTTCACGGACCCAGAAAAATATTCAACATTACTTGAGCGATATAGGGCAGAAATGTTCAAAATGACATTAAGTGATATAGATTTAAGTCCATGGGTTCTTTTAGGTATGGATGAATCTGTCGGCGATGGATTTAAATTCCTTGAAGATTTGGCTAATCAAACAATTGATTTATTAGATGCCAATGCAGTGTCCGAAAATTTCCTTTCTGTGTTAGGTGATACATTTAGTTTACAATTAAGGTCAGAAGACCCGACATTATGGAGAAGACAGATTAAAAGAGCAGTTCCTTTGTTTAAACAAAAAGGAACATTAAAAGGTCTAAATTCGGCATTAGCACAGGCTAATATTGTCCTTAAGAAACTTACAATATATTGGCAAGTAATTTCAAGTTACACTTATCAAGAACATTTTGATGTGACAGAAGATTATGAAACAGAATTTAATTTGACAAGAACTGCTTTGATTCCTGTTGATTCTAATTTTGAAATGTATTACAGAGCCGTAGACAGTGAAACTTGGACTGAATTAGTGGTAGCTAATCATGGAACTTTTACTGCATCTACTGTGACATGGACAGGTGCAACAGCCCCTTCGCCTTTAGCTTTAATGACGGGCGATTCAATAAGAGTAATTTATAAAACTAAAGAAATACCCAATGCCACAGAACAGACTCTTGAAACATACATAAGGTCTCTTCAGCTATCTGACCAACATGATGAAAGAGACCAACTTTATCCCCCCAAGAACTGGAATGTTCGTCTTATTGAAGAAGACGACGCATTATTTGAAGATATTATTGAAGAACGAAATCCTTATTTCGACCAGCTTGTATATGGAAATATAAGAACTGAATTCCCATATTCTGAAAACATATACAATATGGAAGAATATAATGGTAGCAAAAGAGAATCCAAAAATCCTTGTGATATAGACAAAGAATTTTTAGACCCTTGTTCTGGAGGAATAAGCAGTAAATTTAGTGTAGATATAGAAATAGAAAACATGTCGAATGAAAGAGTTCTTGAGGCTCAAGAAATTATAACAGAATTCAAACCATTCCACGCCATATTACATTCAATTAACTTATTGGGAAGTTTGAACGAATTCATAGAACCTCCTATTGAACAAATCACAACTTTAATTCAAGTAGACCGAACGGATGTAACATTAGTAGACCCAGTTCAAACTATATTTAATAGAAGTATGAAACCTTCTACTTATGAATCTATTTTGAGAGATACACTTGCTACTTCTTCAACTGTGGTATCAGGAGTAACAGATGTTGGTAATAGTACAGATATTGTATTATTTGCTCCTAATGTTTTGCTAAACTCATACACTCCAGATTTAGATGATGATACCTTGACTCGATTGAGAGTCTTGGCTCCATCTGTCAATGCAGGCACTTATTCAATAGATAATCCCACAAATCATATTGCAACAATTTCAGGTGCTTTACCGCCTGAACCGTTGAACACATCTTCGTTCACTTTCCGATTATCGAATGAAATACTTAGACAAGATATAGCTGTCACTACTATAACTCAATCTGACGTATTTTCATTTAGTGATTCTTCTGTAGACTTTGTTGCATTAGGTGTTCAGACCGAACGTGACGTTTTAGAAGGGTTTGCTACTAATCCATATACAATAAACATCCCAGCTTATACTGGACCATTTGATATAGAACAAATTTTGCCTGATGGGTCTCTTGTTTTAGAAACAGATGGTACGTTGCCTACCGTAAATACGACAGGGATTGCATACACGCTATTAGATGGTGATGGAGCCATTGTTGCCACAAGCGTTAGTGGAGTATTAGAAGTAAAACGTCGTGCTATTGTGGAATTAGTAGGAGGCGCAGTTCTTGTCAGAGGAAATGCCACAACAATAGACGATGTGAGAAATTATATTTCTATAGACAATTACGCAATATATTCTGGTGATGAATATTTCATAAGTGGCTTCGTAGAGAATGAAACATTAAGTTTTTATATTGATGATTATTCAGGTGGTGATGTAGGTGGGGCTGATGTGATAGTAGAAGATAGAGTAATTGAAAATGAAACCGGATATTTCAACTACAGTGGTCTGACACTTACTACAGCAGCAAATTATGAAACAACATTAGATATTCAGAATGGTGATAACCCTCCTGCTATACCAGTTGATGGGGACGTTTTCAAAGAAAACTTCTTAATTCTTATTGGTAGTGATTATTATGGAATTTCTGATATAGATGGTGTGACGATAACTCTAAGTGGTCAACCACAAAGTTGGCCAACAACAGGAACCCCGGTTACGTTTGATATTTTAAAATTTGAAAAAAATGAATTTTCTATTACAGAAAGAATTTACCCACCACAACCGGGATATGATTTTGATTCCATAGATAGAAGAGGACAGGAAATAATTGAATATGAAATAGATACAGCTACACCTGTACCTATTATGGCGTTAAGTGCCCCCGGCGAAGACCAAACTGTGCAACAAGAAAGTATTAATTTCGTAGTTGAATGGCAAGATGAAGGAAAATAATGAAAATAGATAAAATAAAACCCAAAGGTCAAATAGAGATTATTATAGAAAACACTAATGGTGATGTAGAAACCAAAGTGTTTAACAATACTGTATTGGCAAATGGACGAAACGCATTGGCTAATTGTTTGGCGAATCAAATCGGTGATAGTTTTACTTTTTATATAGATAGAATGTTATATGGTAGCAACGGAGTTGATTCTGGTGTGCCTAAATTTGTGAGTACTAGTAGAACTGGATTATTTGGAGCAACAGTAGCTAACAAGCCAGTTATAGCAACAATTGACCCAACAATAACTTCTCAAGTAACATTTACATCTGTTTTATCATTTGATGATGCGAATACTACGTTGAACGAGATAGCATTGCGAATGAATAATGAAGATTTATACAGTATGGCGACATTCCCAGATTTAAACAAAACAAATAGCGTACAAATTACATTCAATTGGCGGATTTCTTTTGTTTAAGAGATATATATAAGATAGAAAAATGCCAAATATTTCATTAATACCGGAAGTTCTATATGACCCGCTGCAACCATATCAGTGGATATATGATAATCTGCCTTTAGAAAATATCCTCCTTAGACAGGAACTTATCAATACGGCAGTTGATATTAACACTAACATTCTTGTTGATAGTATCGGCACAGCCGGAACATTATCTAATAGGTTAAACCAATCTCTGGAAGATAGTGGTTATTTGAAAATTTCGGCAATAGATGTTTCTGACCATAATATTGCTTTCCATGCAGATGGAGTCAGAACATTAACAGCATCAGATATTTCTCTTATAGACCCGCTCGACGTTTACCAATTACCAAGTATTGTTCCTTTTGTAAGGATGTTAGAAGCAGAAAGAGATAAATTACTTTTAGTTTCTGATGAAGCGACTTCATTACGTCTTCAACTTTTCACAGAAGATATATCTAATACAGTTTTGTTTGATGATGAAATTGTTGAATTAGTTGACACAGATACAATTTCATGGGAAATAGAAGAACCTAATAAAATTAAAGCAAGGATGACTTTTCCTTCTTCAGCAGCACATTCGCATAATTATAATTTAACTCCAGTTCACGCAAATATAGTAACGCCAGACTATATTAATTATAAGACTACTTCTGTTTCAACGGTGTACGTTGAAAATAGTTTAAGAGTTTATATAAATGGAGTCAGGCTAAATGAAGATGATTTAGTATATGTTCCTAGTGCTGCGGCCAGTCCTACTTTCACACAACTAAAGTTTACAGAGAATTTTTCCGCTGGAACTTTTGCCCTAAGCGGTGCTATTACAGCAGCCGATGTAATTAAAATTGACTTCGATATAAGCCTAGTTTAAATTTATTTTTTAAAATTGGTTTCTAAAATGATGGATAAAAAACACAAATTCGGTTTCATTGTGCTTTCCCCAGAACATAACATAGGCTTATTGCAATCTACCATGATGTCAATAAATCGTGAGTATAGAAAAGCTGATGTGTCATGTGTTGTGGGAGATACTGCAAAGAAAAAAGATATAGAAAATATGTCTAAGTTCTGTCAGGTATTTAAGGGAGGAGATACAATCACCTCCCTAATCAACATGGGGCTTGAAAATGGCTGGCCAGAGTGG